GTCGTCAGTGACCTGAGCTACTATGTTAAACCTCTTGAACATATCTCCCAGAAAGTCAGAAACTTTCATCTCTGGCAGGTTAGGAGTGATGTTGTAAGCTCCAGTTCCACCAGCAACAGTTCCGACGCTTCCAGATATAGTGTAAGTATTCGAACTAACATAAGTTTCACCGTCGAAAGGGTCAACCTCGGTCTCTGTCACAACAATTTGTGATGTTAAGGTAAATGTGGCTGTCTCTGCTGTAGACACCCTAAACGTAATCACGCTGCCATTACTAGCACCCACGTACGTACTATACGCATTGGATGTGTTGACCGTTCCACGCACATTTCCGTTAGTCAGTAGCTCTCCGTCAAAATTTGACGCTGTAGTGACTAGTTTAAACCTTAATTTGAAGTCATAATCCGTAAAGGCGTCTCCTTGTGGCAAGCCAACAGATATAGACGTAGTAGTAAGAGTACTCTCTGAGTTTACAGATCCAGATAGGTTGTGTATATTGTAGTCAGTCTTAGCAGAAGCTCCCTCTATTGTAGTCTGATCTGTTTTCTGTAATATAAGGTGCAAGTCCTCTACATAGTTAGCTCTCATAGCTCCAGATATAGTGAGACCGTACTTTGACTCTATTGCATCTAGTATATTCTTAACCCTAAGAGCTCCTATGAGATCATTATCTACTAGGCCATAGTGATCAGGAGACCTAAACGTACTAGAGTATCTTATGTTTTTAGTATTGGTCAACCCCTCTGTAGATGCGAAGTCAAAGTCTCCAGAGTGAGCTATATATCTACCACTCCTACAAACTAAAGGAAACTTAACTGGGCTTGTCGATGTCCTGTCGCTGAATAGTGACGAGAAGTTAGGGCTATCTATATCTAGAGAGCTGAAATCTAAGTCAGTTAGCTCGTCTTGACCTATAAGCTTGTTTAATTCAGTTAACTTACCGTAGAAGCGAACCTTGTAGGCGTATGGTTTACCGTCTTTGAACTGAGTACCCTCTACAGATACGTTTCCGCTCTTGAAGTCAACTCCATTTAGCTTGAGTGTGGCTGGTATCAATACCCTAGAGTCTACAGCAGTAGTGTCAACCCTATAGACGTGCTTAAATAGCTTATTATTCTTTTTTGATGTAGGTATACTAAAAGTTTTAGAGAACTCAGTAAAGAGCTTCTTAACGTCCTTAAAAGACTTGACTGACTTTTTTATAGTGACACTCTCATCACTGAACTGGTCTACTTCTACTCCGTTTATATATATCTCTAGAGGGTACTTCATTACCTTATGTTATTAATGAGTGAATGTGATTCTTTTACTGATACTGTGAACTGTACTAGACCGTTATTGGCGTGTGTTTTCTTTTGTAAGCTGTTTGTAGTTACATTTACTGGCCTAACATTACCTTTGTGCTCCATCCATACCTCCTCAGATACGACAAGCTGTCTAAAGACCTCAGAATAGCTCTCGTGAAGGTAGTCGGTATTCAAAGTATGACGAACTGTCGCGTTCTTATTAAAATCCCTGACAGAATGACTGCCATAGTTGTTAGATAGGTTATCATAGTCAAAGTTGATACTATTGTAGCTACTCCCTTTGGCTGACATAGACTCAGTAGTCTTAGCTGAGAAGTGGATATCTTGTAGAGCTCCAAATTTGTTAACGAAAGTTAACCTTACATTCTCATACTTATTACACGGTAACGTCTCAACAGAGATAACCTCTACTTTGCCGTCAGACTTAATAACGTGAGCTTCGTCTATGTCTAGCTCAGAAACGTACTCCATAATGTCATCGGAGCAGTTCTCGTCTATAATAGTTCCTCCAGTTCTAATAACTCTAGCATAGAATGTAGATGCAGACTGTCCAGCAGATGTAGCGTAATTGATAGCTCCAGATGAACTAGAGTCACTAGCGTTGTATTCAGTAGCGTTGTTAGACTTCTCAACTTGAGCTCCCCAAAGGTATATTCCGCTAGAACCGTCTCCAGTATATACGTAGTTACCGTTAGCACTAAGTTGAAGCCTATGAGCTGAACTTGTTATAGTGCCAGTGACAGTTATATTCAGTACGCACCTATACCAGCCACCTCCAAAATCCCTTATATGTGCTGTTGCGTGAGAGGCAACCGAACTATTTATTGTGCCGTTACTCAAATCAAAGTTAACTTGGGTAGTAGAGCCTTGGTCGGCTCCTATATGAACTGGTCTAATGCGTAGGTCTCTATTTCCATCTGATTTAGCGAAAACTGAAAATGAGTAGCTGCCTGACGTCATAGCAAATGGAATCTCAGCGTAATGCTCAGAGCTTATTGAGTTCTCAGACATCTTGCTAGCCTTGTTTCCGTCCAAGGGGGGTTGTATTGGCTCCTCTGACACAGAAACATTTGTTTTGTCCCAAGAGATGAAGTCTTCAGAGTAATCGATTAAATTTTTATTAGCTAACTCAGAGATGTACTTAACTTCTCCGTCTTTGTAAAATACAGCCATATCAGCGTCTTTTGTAGGGATAACTGCCGTAGTGTCCTCAGGAACTGAGATGTAGTCGTTAGACATTAAGACTTCGTCTGATTTGAGGTTGTTATCTGAATTACTGCTCCAGTACTGAACAAAGTCCTCATCTATATACCCATCTGTAGCTAGATACTTATCACTAGAAACAGTTCCACCGCCACCGCCAGAACTAACTGACATAGAGATATAAACCCATACAGCCTCTGTAACGTAGTCTCCGTTGAATGATTGGTCTACATAGTCTCTGATAAGTTCAGATACCTCGAATGTAGCCTTTCCTGAGCTATTATGAGTCTTTGTTAGTGTATATTGTGCGGAAGATGGCACTGAGCTAGAGTTACCGTTCCAGACGTATAGAGATACGATTGTAGAATCTCCACTTGTTGACTGGATAAAAAACGGAGAGCGTGTGTATATTAAACTCATTTCTTTTTCTTTAGTTGTTTTACTATTTGGTTTCCTATGTTGTGAGCTATATCCATAGAGATAGCTTCGTGATATTGTTTTAGCATAGGTTGATATCTACGCATAAAGGGTTTACTGAAAAATAGAGTTTTAGTGATACCTTTTTTATGTACTGATCTGGCCACAGCGTAAGGATTGAGACCTCGCTTCTCAGCCCAGCCTTTAATAGCTTTGATAGGTAGAGCTTTTTTAGACTTTCTAAAACGCCCTTGTCTACCGAATATAGAGTTACCAGTCTTAGCTGCGTGTCTATTGTCAACTGGACTAGTGCCCTTAACACCTTGATCTTGAAATACTCCATAGTCGTTAAGCTCGAACCTAACAGAAGGCATAGACGAACCTCCTAAGAATTTAGCAGAAACTGACCTATTGAACTTCTTTGTAACGTACCCCTTTATAGAGCTATGTAGATCACCTTTAGACTTAAGGTTTTTCTTAGCCTGAGATACTACATATTTCTTGTAGATCTCCAACACCTTTGTGGCTCTAGGATATGTAGAGGTAATTTTTAGCACAAGTCTACGCTGTTTTGTATGGTTATATTCAAATCTAGTCCTACTCCAGCTAATTTGTCCTCGAATCTGTCAGAGAAAAACTCTACGTCAGCGTCCTCCTCAACTTGATAACCTTGCTCATATAAGTTACCTCTCTTAAGCTCCTGTGTGGTCTTAGTAGCTGCTGCTAGCATATTGTTGAGCTTATATATCTCGGAGTCATTGAAGTCCTCCTCATTGTCGTTAGATACGTCAACTATGTCTAGAAATAATATAGAGACCTCTATCTCGCTAGTAGCGTCAGATATTGAGCCAGTGGATATGCCAACGTGAGCTAAAGGATAGATATCCTGTTTCAATAACTCAACCTCGTCAATGTTTCCAAATGTAACGGAATTGATAAGCTTATTGTTAGTTAGCTCAGCCTTAATAGCGTTTGTCAAGTTTAATAGTGATTTCATTACTTCCTTCTTTTTGAAATTTTATTCTCAGTATCTTGTTTATCCTTTTCGAACGATAACCACGTTAGGGCATCGTATATGTTTATTTTAGTGCTCTCTCTAAATCTAGTTGCATCTCCTCCGCTAAGCGAGTGTAATGATCCGAACCAACCCCACCTTTGGCCAAACTGTCCTTCAAGAGAGAAGTCAGTGAGTTCTCTTGTTTCATCTTTTTGCTTAACTTCTCCAAATAAATAGCTGAATGTACTAACAAGTGACTGCTTAAACGGTAAAAAAAAAGCGTTGCATTTACAAACTGACTAGCTGGTAGAGACTTCATAATCTCGTGATCTCCTTTAGAACCTCTGTAAGGCTCTATATTGTACATATTACCTACTTTATCGTTAACTGGTCTGAATAGAACAGCAGCGGCCTTATGCCACTCTGAGGGCTTAGTTAAGTACTCCTCTAGGTCTATATACTCTCCTAGAGTTAATTCCTCTAAGTCTGGAATGAATCCGTAGGTAGTACTGTTAAACTCAAAAGTATAGTCTAGCGGAGGCATTTCGTCCATAGCGTCAACTATGTCCTTTATAAGTTCGTCAGCCTGAGACTGAGGTATAGACCTAACCTCACTCATAGGTATATCTAGAAATATGTTTAGCATCTTATGGCCCACGAAGTCCTTATCTTCATCGTCAGCTATCATTGTATATTTTTGATACTGCTCTAGAGTGATTCCAGCTCCGTTAAGTGGGATTTGTGCTATCATTAAACTACGTTTAGATTGTTTATAAGTGTAAAGGCGTGTCCAGACTCATCAGAGCCACAGTCATCGTTAGCTACGATAGTCACTTTAGCTCCAGTGAAGTCCCCCATAGAAGCACCAGTAGTCACATCTACGTTTGTTACTTCCGCATATCTTAAGCCTATCTTAGCCTTTTGAGTTTCTCCAGCATAGTGTCCAGTACCCATAAGATATACTATATCACCTCCAGGATAGTTCTGGCTTCTAGGCTCTACACCAACAACAAAACGCCCCTTAGACAGGCTAGTAATGGTGTTAAATAGTTGATACTCCAGACCTTTCAGCTCTATGTTTAACGTCTTTTGCTCATAGGTAGTGCCGTTCTCTCTAGAGCTTATTATCTCAGTCTCATATAGATTATTACCCTTTAACTCAAATTTAAACGCAGTTAGTGACCCAGATATGTTAGAGCCATTAGAGTTTCTAGGAGTCAGAGGCTGGTCTCCTTGATTAAGACCCTTGATAAAGTAAGATAAGTCGTTAGACCCTGAGTTTATTACATAGATAGCCTTAATACCACCGATCTGGTCTTTACACGCTTCTAGCCTTCCAGCTGTTACATTGCAACTCATTATAATAGTTTCTTTAAAAACAGTGGTCTAGATATACTGTAACGAATAAAGCCCTCTATTACAAGGGCTCTAATTCAACAAAACAAACAAATGAAAAAAGTAATTTTATAGCCTCGTCTGACTTTCCTGACTTCCTAGAGGCAACCTAGGTACTCTATTCTACGCTTTCACGCTTTTTACCATCGCTAGGTTAATGTGGAGGATATCGGAGTCGAACCGATGACCTCTTGAATGCAAATCAAGTGCTCTAGCCAGCTGAGCTAATCCCCCAAGATACTAAGACTTACACTTTACTATTTCCTTGGATTTCACTCCTTCGGCTTCGGTTGCTTAGTTTGTATTTTAAAGAACGTTTATCGTTTTGTTGGTACAAACATACGAAATATATTTGAGACTACCAAATTATCCACGAAATTTTTTAATGTTTTTTATTACAGCGTCAACTCTAAGCTTGTCAGCTATACCGTTACCTACTGATGTGTACGGCTTCACTAAGCAAGTCGTAGTGATAACTCCGTCTCTTACTATAGCGTAATACATAGTGCCTTGAGACTCACCTCTACTGTTGTGTACAGATGCAACTAACTGCTTACCCTTGCTAGACTGCTTGTCAGCTTCGCTATTGAACTTAGTTAAGCTCATTTGTAGTTGGCCTAACATAAAAGCATAAGACTTCCTAGAGCTTGTCTTAAGGGCTGAGATAGCCTCTAACTTGTCCTTAACTTGTTTCTTGAAGTTGTCCGATATAGACATAGTACCTACTTTAGTGTAGTTAGCTGTAGTAGACTCTACCTTTACGTCTACGCTTGTAAGAGCTTCTAGTCTCTGCTCTATTCTCTCGTTAGTGTGATTCGTTACTGTCATTCTTTTAGATGTTAAAAAATTCTCTTAAATCACTAGGTAATCTTTTATAACTCTTATCAAAGTCTCCGTTGATAAACAAGTGGTAAAACTTCGTTCCGAACTCCCCCTCTAGAACTTCTAGCTTGTAAGTGTCTCTTGAGAACTCTACTTCTATTGTGTTGACTGTTTTCATCTGTTGTTTCATTTTGTTAGTACAAATATACACAAAAAAAGAAAGCCACCAAAATAATTGATGACTTTTTCTTAATTTAGACTCATTCTAAATAAAGAAGGTGCTCCTTCATCTCTAGAATTACCAGCTCCCTCTGTTCAGGTGGTAGCTTGTAGTATACAGTAGAGAATAGTCTATTGCTGACTACGTCTCTCATATCAAAAACATCTTCTCTCATCGTAAAACTCTGTCTATTCTAGTAAGTTGCTTTTTTAACTCTGCTCTAGTAGCTGTTATCTGATTGATACGCTCTAGAATGGCCTCACGTCTATATCTAAGAGACGCTTCTGTCTCTGGAGCTGTGTGAGTAGTGAGCTTATTAAGCATTGACTGTAATTCTCTCATATACTAATATAAAGTTAGTGCCCTAATGGCTATGTAGATGACTACAAACAGACAAACTGCTGTGCCCTCCTTCCTACTCATATTACGTTGAATATTTGTAGAGTATATCCTATTACGCTGGATATGTTAAGTAATACTAAATTCCATTGCTTAGCCTTGTACACTTGAGGTGTAAGCATAGCTATACCTAGAGCCAGTAACACAAAGCCTATTTGATAGCTTACTAGATATGGAGCTACTAGGAGTACGCCAGTACCCATATAAGCTACCTTATCCGTTAAATCTATCTTCTTTTTAACTGTTTTCATCTGGATTAGCTTTTAGGTAGTAATGTACGTATATCTCGTTAACCTTGTCAGTCATCTGCTGCCCTTGTTCATATTCGTGCTTACCTACGTGTCTAGCGTTCCCAGTCTCTATAACTAGGTTGACATAGCTCTTAGTCTTTGTCTTTGATTTACCGTTAGCACCTACACCTCTATAAGTATATGTGTTTACAGTACACTGAGGGTACACCCTTAGAGAGTTGGTGCTCATAGCCCAGCTCTTAGCCTTTTCTATAGTTTTATGACTGTACATCTATCTTGCCGCTTTTATAATGGTTGACAATTACTCCAGTCTTAAGAGTTACAGTTCTGTAGGGCCTTACGTTTATCTTAACAAGTATGTTGTTTATCATATCTTTAGGATTGAGTTTCCATAGTGCAATGTATCTCACTGTGTTACCTACCTTTAAAACAAGGTAGTCGTCGTATGTTATATGGTAGCTTATGTATTTTTTCATTATAAATCTGTATAAGGGTTAAAAGGTTCTCCGTAGGCTTCTACAGATAGCTCCTCGTGTATCTCTCTACCTTCCTCTGTTAGTACGTAGTCTACCTTACCTCCACCTAACATAAAGTAGTCTATATGTTCAACAGTCTCGTCAAACTCTACTCCAGCTTGCTCTATAAGCCAGTTATAAGCGAAGTGGCCAGTATACTCGTCTATAATGTACGAGCCTCTGTAGTCGCTATTTATGTAGTCCTTAAGGTCGAACACAGTCTCTACCTCATTCTCTGGTAGTGTAGGGTTAAACTTCTGATTGGTGTATGTTACTTTCATTGCTTTGTTATTATGATACAAATATAGGTATTATTTTATAAACACCAAACATTATTCGTTATTTATATTGATTCTAAATAGTTATATCTGTATATAGAGCCCTGAGTTTATGAAGGCTGGACTAAGATTGAACTGTAGTCCTATTAAGTTAGTTAGCCTAACCTTGTAAGTAGCTGTCACTATAGGTATGCGTGAGTTCTTTACCATAGTGCTAGGTAGATATCTACTCATAAGCCTAGCGTTAACCTCATCTAGATAAGCCTTACCGTAGTTGTCAGCAACCCCTAACTGTATAGATAGTTGGCTGGTATTGCTCTCTGATAAGTTAAAACCAAACATCAAGTACTTACTGTAGTCTCCATAGCTGTTCTGCATTATGCCCACAGTAAAGTGAAGTCCATTACTGCTCCTAGTTATAAGGAAGCCCTCAGAGCCTCCCTCAGAGCCTAGTCTAGAGTTATCGTATAGAGGATTGCTAGAGAAGTGCTTAGTGTGTACTGGTGTGTAGATGTGAGTACCCTCCCAGCTTTGAGCGTTAGCCTGTGTCCCTACTAACATAGCTCCTAGAAATGCTAATCCTACTAGGAGCGTTGCTATTATGTTTTTGATTGTTTCCATTAGATTGACATTTTAAGCTCATTCATATCAGCCACGTACTTAGTGTACTTAGCTACCCTGTCTAAGTTAGCTAAATCTCCAAAAGATAGCTCTCTGTTTATAACTCTGTTAGCCTCTGCAATTCCTTCGTTTATTTCTGTGATGTTGTACATAACTGTTTGTTTTTGTTGATACAAATATAAGACATATTTATATACTACCAAACTTTTTAGAAACTTTTTTTAAAAAACTTTACCCTTAACCTGTTAACCTATGAAGTACTTACCCTTGTTAGGGTTGGCCAATTGGTAAGAGACAGCGTATCTGAGTGCATCGAGCTGGTGATCAAACCCATTCTGTAGTGGTGTCTCTGCCTTTGTATCACTCCACTGGTAGTTGTTAAGCTCTTTAATGATGTTAGTGCTGTCAGGTGTTACTATAAGCTCATAGTCCTGTAGTAAAGCTATACCGTAGTTTACAGAGCCCTGTCCTTTAATGGTAGGTACTATATTGCAATATCTCTTGAGCTCCGATATGAGCCGAGGTTCTGCTGAATCCCCCACGATTGTATCTCTACCAGCAACCTGACTGAATATAGCTCCTAGCTGGCTTGTATTAAGGTTAGGCTTATTAAGATGCTCCTTTATGTAGATACGCTTATTAGCCTTGTCTATTGACGTAGATAACAAGGTACTTGGATCTGTGGAGTAGCCGAAATCTGCCCCTAGCACATCTATACCCTGACTCTTATACTCACCTATGCTCCAGTTGGTAAAGATAACTCCTTCTGCTTTCTCTCTCCACCCACCCAGTATAGTGTGATTGTATTCACTAGGTCTACGCTCCTTCATAATATCCATTGAGACAAGGAAAGACTCTCCTAAGTTCTCTATATTGTCTAGATAGGTAGTGTGTATATATGTAGTATCCTTCTCAGTCATATTGCTTCCTGAGTTAACTCCAGCCTCCTGAAAGAACCTCTTATATATCCAGTGCTCCTTTGTAGCTGGGTTTAATACTAGGATAACCCTGTTCTGTATGTCCTTAGCACGGATAGAGTAGTCTATCTTAGTGAATAGGTTATTATCTGGTATCTCCTCAGCCTCATCACATATCCACGTTGTGATATTAGCTAGCGACTTTAGAGCAGCTGTCTGATTCCCTGAGCCAGTCTTGAGGCCCTTGAAGTATATACGGTTACCAGTAACTCTGTTAGTTATCTCTGTCCTGTTTATCTCAAAGTACTCCTCTAGTCCTAAAGCTTCTATCTTATCCGTAAACTCAGGAATGATAGACGTATATGCTGACGACATAGTATAACGAGTGAATAGAATGTTCTGCTCCTTCTCGAATGTAAGAAACAGAGCCATTAGGTTTACACTATATGACTTACCAGAACCTCTACCTCCAGTCAATACGAAGTATCTACTAGGGTCTTGGATAAGAGGTTTATATTTACCGTGTAGGGTTATCACTCGTCTTCTTTGAAGTTGATTAGGTTACTTAATGTGAAGTTGATGTCTTGCTTACCGTCCATCTTAACGTCTACAGATTGCTTAGGAGTTCCGTGCACGTACTTCAT